GCGGTGATGTGCTTCTCGATAGACTCTGCAACTTGTTCCCTAGCGCCTACTGAAGTGAACAGCGACGCATGTTGATTAGCTATCGAGAGTGCGCGTAATCGTGGCGTGAGGCTGTCCTCCCGCACGCCGGCCGCGCGGAAGCGGTCGAGGAGTTGATCGAACTCGCTCTCGCTGATAAAGCGCCCCCAGCACACCCGTTTAATTTCCGCTCGTAGTGCGGCCTCCTCGCTCGGCTCGGCCGTGGCGCGCTCCGGGGAGGGGGTGTCAGACATCGGTACAACTCCCACGAAAGCGAATGCCGGACCAATCAAGCTTCTCCTTGCCTCCGTCGCTGGCGGTGGGAGGGCGTGGCTTCGGCATGTAGTGGGTGAATGCGCCCGCTCGGTAGCCGGGGCCGTCAGCAGTTTGCCATTGGAAGTCGTCCTTGGTGTCGTCCCAGAACGCGACGACCATGAAGTCGCTCTCGGTCGTGCCGAGCAACCATTCCTCATCCGAATTTCGAGCAGCATCGTCTATCGACCGCCACCCGCCCGCCTCAAGCTCGCGCTGAGCCGCCTGTAGGGCTCGCCAGTGGGCTTCGTCTTTCGGGCTCGGCCAGTACCCTTCTGCCCGCCCGCGATCCTCAGCTTCCCGACGTACCGCCGCTGCCATATCCTCTCGCGTCACTTCACCCGTCATGGCTCAGCCTTCCTCTTGAAATCTATCGCCAGCCAGATCGCCGCGCTGTCGCCCATGTTGATCGCGCTGCGGGGGGCGAGGCGGTTGACCAGCACCAGGAGGCCGGTCGTCGGCATCATGATCTCGGGGCCGCAGAACCACGTCACCGCCGGGCTCGTCCGCAGCATCAGGATCGCGTGCTCGTCCTCGCCGCCCTGGCGCCAAGCCATGCAGGCCCCGGCCGGCAGCAGCTCCAGGTCGATGCGGCCGAGGTCTATGCCGCCCATCTGGTCGCCAAGGCGCCTCACCCGCTGGATCGCATTGTTCAGCTCGGCCCACTTGCCGGCGGCGGCGTAGGGTGGGATCGTGAATTTGCCGTCATCACGCGGGCGGCGCACCGGGCAGACCAGCGTGCCGCCGCCATCGTCCTTGAACAGCCCAATCCTCTGACGTAAAGACCCAATTAAATCGAATGGGTCTAAATGGGCGGCTGCCAGGAACGATGCCACCTACGCGGCCCCCGGCGTCTCTGGCGGCCGCAGGTTGTCGCTGACCAGCGAGACGACGGCCGGCTGCTTCCCCTCGATCATCCGTAAGGAGCGCCGCAGCCAGTCCTCGCCGATCTCCATGACCACGACCGCCGCGACCTCGCCATCGGGCATCGTCCGGCCGGCCACGACGCCGGAGATCGCCGCCGCCGCCTCGGCGCTTGGGGCGACCAGCAGGTTCGTGAACGGGCGGTTGCCCTCAAGGACGATCGACACACAGTAGCACCTGAGTTCGCCGCTCACCGCTCGCCCCCAAACGGAGCCAGCGAGCCGACGAGGTGCTCGCGGCGCTTGGCGGCCCGGGTTTGAAGCAGGGTCATGCGTTCCGCATGCTGCGGCGGCGGCCCGAGTTCGCTGCTCAGCCGGTCGAGGGTCTCGAACGCCTGCCACTCGCCAAGGCGCGTCAGCATCTCCTTGTCCTCCTCGATGTCGATGTCGCGGGCGATCTCCTTCCACCGCTTCTGCACCTCGGCGGCAGCGTCCGAGAGCGCTGGTGCGGCCTGTTGGCGCTGCGGGGCACGGGTGGCACCGTTGCCGCGCGAGGCACCGCTGGCGGGAGCGCCCTCGCCCTGCGCCGTCTCGTCGGCGTCCTTCTCGCCGGTCGGCACCTTGAAGACCTGCCGCAGGAACTGCTTCTCGACGTAGCTCTGCGCCGCGCCATAGGTCTGCGGCCCATTGATCGGCATAGCCAGCGTGCGCGACATCGGCAGCGTCGACATCACGCCTGACTCGTGCAGGAACGTCAGCTCGTAGCTGGCGAACAGCCAGGGTGTTTTCTTCTCGCCCTCCGAGACGCGGACCTCACTTTCCGCTTCGTTGATGAGAAGCGCGAGGCCGGCATCGGCCATCAGTGGGCCGATGATCTCGTAGAACTTGTCGACGCTGACATAGTTGTATCGCGCGTGCTCGTTGCGCTCGTCGACGCCGAGGCGGCGGATCTGCTTCTTGACCGCGACGATAGCGGCGGCGATCTCAGGGGGCATTGTCATTTTACTTTACCTTGCGTGAGGGTTGGTTCCGCAACCACTTTGATACATACGATCCAGGGGAGTCTGTAGTAAGCAAGTCCTGGTATGCGGCCTCGCCGGCAGAGGGGTAGGAATAGAGTGACCCATTCCGAAATTCGACCAAAAGTTCTCCAGTGTCTTCATCCCATCCCACTGCGCGCACATTGCTACTTCGGACTTCTCTCATTTCTGCCATTTTATATTTTACTCCTTCTTATTGCCGCGCGCCGCCGAATGCAGGCGCGACATTCGCGATTCCCGTTGGCCCGCCCTCGAAGTCCGGGCTGTCCATCCCCGGCATGGCTTTGATAAGGCTCCGCCAAGCGCCCTCGATGCTGTTGAAGTCAGGGCCGTCAGCCATCAGACTTCCCCTTCCGCGATGTCTTTCTGGTACTGGATCAGCCGCTCGGTTAGCGCCGCGAAGCGCTTGACGCAAAAGTGGCAGCAGCGCTCGTCGGCCCGGGTGCGCAACCCCATCCGATCGCCAGCGGCCTGGACCGCAATTTCCAGGGCAAGCCGCAGCGTCTCGATCTCTTCGTCGTCGAGGTTCAGCATTCCGGTTTCTCCATTGAGATTGAGACACCCCTGCCGTCGCGCTTCAGGCGAACCAGCCCCAGTTGACAAAGCCCGACATCCTCTGGCACCAGGGCGGTCATCTCCCTGCGCACGATCGCGTGCTTCACCGCCGCGCCGTGCGTCTCGGCGAAATCGCGGGCCAGCCGCTGAAATTCCCCGGCCCAGTTCGGCCGCTCGGCCTCCGGCGTCACGTCCAGCAGGATCTCGCGGCGTTTCGGCTGCGGCTTTGGCGGGGCGACCGGAGCTGCCTCGTCCTGCGGCTCTTCGTCGGCCTCGACGTGCCGCCAGAATGCGCGTTCCTTGGCGATCAGCGCCGCCTGGTACAGCACGTCAACCTCTTGGTAGATAATCTCGTGCTTGCGGTTTCCGATCAGGCATGACAGCGCCCACCAGTCGCAGCCCATGACGGTCGCCTGATGTGTGCCGGCGGCGGTATAACGCAAAACCTCCTGTTCATAGGCTTGCCCCAAATGCTTGGCGTCGATGACGCAGCGATGTCCCTGGGGAGTTGTTGTCATGCCGTCCAAATTGCATGCCATCCAGGGATAAGCCTCGCTGATCTGAAGCTCATCCTCGTACATATTTGCGTAGAACCCGGTCGCCACCGAGTCTGGGCCGTGCAGCGCGCTCCATATCTCGCGCATCAGCGGGTTGCCGCTGTAGTAGTTGATTTCTCGGCCCGTAGTTCTCTCGGCCCACGCCAAATTAAAAGGTTCCGTCATGCTGCCAAGCTGTACCGGCAGCACGCCAGACAGATTATCCCCCTCAGCAAGACCCTTCTTCTCGCGCCACACCGAGCGCCACTCGCCGGCCATTATTTTGGCCGCGTCGCCTGCTTGGACGTACCTGCGTCGCGCGGCGATCTGCTCCTTGCTTAGGCCGAGCATCGCGCGAGCCTCCGCTTTTCGGAGATTTGGGCGTTCCTTTTTGTCCACTTTGCCTTTTGGCACTGGTAGCAGACTCGGTGCCCGTTAGCATCGATCCGAGAGCCGGCGTAGGGGTGTCCGTTTGGGCAAGAATCCTTGGCCAGCATCCTGGCGCGCAGAAGCTTCCCAGCGTCGCTGCGCCTGACATTATCGGCGTGCGTCACCGGCTCCAGGTGATCCGGGTTGACGCAACAGCGCATCCGACACAGGTGGTCAATCTCCAGACCATCGCCTATCGGCCCCCGAAAGAACAACCAAGCGGCGCGGTGGACATAGATTTCGGTCCCGCCCCACTGGATACGGCCATAACCCTTCGGCGTGAGGTGCCCTAGCCAAATCCAGCAGCCGCTGTTCGGCTCGGGTTCGCACCCAGCCTCAAATCGCGGGAGAAACTCTTGCTGTCGCCCAGTTAGTCGGGGCTCGCTCATTTCGGCACCTCGGCGCCCGCGCAAATCCGCGCGATCTCGGCCTTGGCCTCGGCGACCGCCGCGCGCACCCGCACCGGGTCGTCCGCCAAGACCTCGATGGCGACCAGCATTGCCTCCGCGTAGCCCAGCGCCTTGGCGTGGCGCATCGCGACTTCTTCAAGCTGTGACATTTTCGGCTGCTCCCGTGGTTGACGCCGGACACTCGCAAAAAGAGATTGTGCCGTCAAGCGGAAAATGCTACACGGTCCACGCAATGAACAAAACGACATTCGCGATCTGGCTGGAGGGCCGGGGGGACAATCCCTCGGCGTTCGCCGTGCGCCACGGCATTTCCAAGGCGGCGGCCTATGCGCTGGCCGGCGTCCGCTCGCACCGCTCGCCGGAGTTCTTTCGAACCTCGACGCTCGAGCGGATCGAGGCCGAGACCGGGATCGCCGCGCAGGTGCTTTACGGCGACTGGTGCAAGGTCGAGCCCCGGCCGGCTCGTAAATACACTCGCAGGGGAGGGGGCGGTGTCGCTATCCAAGGATGAGCGGAATCTCGGCTACAAGCAGGTGCCGCTGCCGACCCCGCGCGTGACGACGGTTCTTCGCCGGGTCGCCGCCGGCTACATCAGCGTTACGCTGACCGAAGGGGGGCCGGAGTACCGCTACGACGATGGCTCCCTGGTGCACGGCGAGAAGGGCAAGCCTCTCGGGGAGCGTGCGTTTCGCACGATGGTGCGCGAGGGGTGGCTCCTGCCGGTCGAGGGCGGCTCGTTTCTGGAGGACGGGCCGCCGCAGCAGTACCGGGCTCGCCGTCCGGCCGATGGCCCGCTGCCGCGCGTGCGGGGCGGTCCGCGTGGTTGAGCCGGATTTCCGGGTCGTGCTGCCGGTGGCCCCGCCGAGCACGAACAATCTCTACGTGCCGCGCCGCGACGGCAAGGGCCGCGCCAAGACCTCGGAATACACGGCATGGCAGCGCGAGGCGCAGATGCTCATCATGGCGTCCGGCTGCCCGCGCGAGGGCTGGAAGCACGTCCGGGTCGAGGTGCTGGCGCCGCTCGATTATCGTCGGGACATCGATAACCTGAAGCCGGTTCTGGACGTGCTGAAGACGATGAACGTCATCAAGGATGACCGCTGGGTCGACGAATACGAAGTGCGCCGGGTGCCGGCGACCGAGCCGCTGCAGGTGTCTGTTTGGCGGCTCGAATAGCTCCGCTGGCAAGTCGGCTGGACGAGGCGGCGCTGCTGCGGCTGCGGCGCGTGCTGTGGACGCGGACAGCCAACCAGATTCGGGAGACCGCGCGCCGGGCAGGCGAGCCCTATCCGACGTGGCTGGACAAGTACCGGGACTTCGAGATTGACCCGGATCGAGGATAGGCGTCAGACTGTGCTCCGACGCGATTGAGGGGCCGGGTATGGAGCCCGACCCCTCCGAAATCGCCGATCTTGACGTGTCAGGAGCACGCCAATGGCGGCAGCGCCGCTGCATTTAGCACCAGACCCCAGCGTTATCAAGCCGCCGGCTGATCCCCTCGTCGTGCTCTCGGCCGGGGAACGCGAGGCGTTGCGCCTGGCGCACCGCAAGCGCGCAATCCCGCTGAAGGTCATGGCGCGCCGGCTCGGGGTCTGCCCGCACATGCTGGCGCGCTACCGCTGCGGCGAGCGCAAGCCGCGCCGCTCCCTCCTGGACCGCTGGTGGAAAGAACTGTCATGAGCCTTAAATTGCTCAGCTGGGCATTCGAGCAGGATCTCCCCTGCGCCGAAAAGATCGTGCTGCTGGCCCTGGCCGACATGGCCGACATGGACGGCAAGTGCTGGCCCTCGCAAACCCATCTAGCCAAGCGGTGCGGCATCGTCCGCGAGACGGTCAACCGGCAGATAAAAAAGCTGGTCAGCGCCGGAATGCTCCGGGTCGAACACAGGGCCGACAGGGATGGGCAACACTCAAATGTATATTTTGTGCAGTGTGACGCAGGATCACATGTGACCCAAGATCACGTGACCAAAGATCACTCGGCACCTGACGGACGATCACTCGGGCACGTGACGGACGATCACACAGAACCTTCACTTAGAACCTTCAAGGAATCTCCCCCTGTAGTCCCCCGCCGGGGGACGACGCTTACGGACTTCGAAAAATGGTGGGAAGGCTATCCGGCGAAGATCGGGAAGGGGGCGGCCGAGAGGGCTTGGGCAAGGGCCTGTAAGCAAGCCAGTGCCGGCGACATGATTGCGGGAGTTTCCCGCTATATCGCCAACAAGCCCGAAGACCGGGACTGGTGCCATCCGGCAACATGGCTCAATCAGAAGCGCTGGCTCGATGATTTTGGCGACAGCGAGCAGCGGCGCATCAAGCCGACCTCACCACCACCAAGACTGGAGAACGGCAATGCCGCCATCGGACGTGACAATGATCGGGTTTCCCAGCAAGGCGCATTACAGCGGCATTCGCAAAAGCCTGCGGAACCGGAGTTATTCCGGTCTGACCGATACTGAGCGCTGGCAATACCACGCATACGATTATGCCTGGCGGCGAACCTTTCTGGGCAATGCCGACGAAGCCGCATCGCCCATTGATCCCGACAGATCGTGGTACGATGAGGCCTCCGCGGCGGCTGCTCAACGGTTCTTCAAGCGCTGAGAACCGGCTATTCCGACTGACTGCCCATTGCCTCGATGATGTTGAGCGCAGCCGCGATCTTCTCGGCGATGGCCTTCGAGGGAATGTGGGCCGCCACCGCCTGCCCGGTGCCGCAGGTGACGGTGTGCGGCGGCCCCAATTCGCCGCCCGGTCCCTTGGTCAATCCGACGACGTAAGGTCCAGGCGGCAGGTCGCTGCGGCTGTCGAGTTCCCCGGTGGGCATCAGGCGGCCTCGATCTTTGCTAGGACTTTCCGGGCGTGGTTCGCGGCGTATACCGCCCCGATGTTCGTCGGGTCGGTTTCGTACCAGCCGACAAGAGCGGACAGAGCGAGGCGGAGGTCAGGCGCAGCTGCTATTAGTCGGGCATTTGCGGCAAACTCTTCGTCCCGCTCGTCGCAGCCATTCGCCATGAAGCAAATCCGGTTCTCGCCGGCCTCGTCGGTGGCGATGTGCCGGTTCCACTCCATGCCGTCGCGCGGGTCTTCGCTGACGAACCACGGTCCCGGAGTCCAGGGCTCGGGGCGATGCGGCTTTACGGCTGCGGTGGGGGATGCTTCGGTCATGGCGTTGCCTCGATATGCTTGACCGAAGCACGCACCAGCCGCTCGACAGCATCTCGCATGCCGGGGCCGTTCGTGGCGATGACGCATCCAACATCGTCGGGCTCGTCATCGACGACAGCGCATGCCGTCAGGCTGACTTGACCATCGGGCAGCACCTCGGCCTCATACCAGCCGCCGCCCTCGATGAACTTATGGGCGAGCGCCTCGACGTAGGCCGGCATGTCGATCGACACCGGCCGCTTCCGACCATGCGGCCTGACGTATTGTGTGAACTGGATCGCCATCTCACCCTCCCGCCGCGTCGATCATCTTCAGCCGCCGGGTGACGGCCGCAGCCTCGCGCTCGTCGACCCGCTGGCAGATCAAGTCGCACCCACCCTTGCACGGGATGGGGCTGCCATCGGCGCCGCAGCGGCACCGCAGGTTAAGTTGTTGCGCCCTCTGTTTGTTCATCGCTTGCCTTTCCTCCAGTCCTCAGGGTCGATTGGCGAAACAAAATCGGTGACGATGGGCCGCAATCAATTCCTTCGCCGACCATAAAGTACCCGGTCGGCCACTCTCCGCTGTAGAAACAGGGATGAATGCCTGTGCTGCCAGGTTCGATTACATCGAACGGCGTGCCATCCTTCGGGCAATAGCACGCCTCTCGCCAGCCTAGTTCGCGTAGTCGGCCGTAGGCATCAAACATCGCCAAGATCGCCGTGCGCTCGTCAGGCAGCCGTACCGCCCGCTCCGCTCGATGAGCTTCTATCGACGCCCACAAAGTGTCCGCTTCATCTTTGTGGATTGGCTCGTGCGAGTAGTGACCTTCGGCGTCTCGGAATGTCTTGTGCCCGACGATTGGGTTATCGTCGCCATCGCGATCTTTCCGAGGCTTTGAGCCGTACATTGGGTTCATAGCGTCAATCCTCGTGGTCGTGGTAGGCGGTCATGTGAGTATCGCCCACAAAATGAAAGGCCAGAGCACTGCATTGACCATCGCCAGCGCCAGCCCGATCGCGTCGCACGCGAGGCCGGCCAGGGCGGCGGACAGGCGCCCGCTCATACAACGCTACAGATCAGGTCGAACACCTCGCGCACCGCCTGTTCCCAGGCCCTAGCCCAGTCCTGCGGGTCGCGGGCGCGGGCGAGGTCGGTGCAGGTCACGGTGTCGCGGCCAATGAGGCGTAGGAGCCCTGCCGTGGCCGCCAGGCCGCAAGAAACCCCGCCGCATACCTGAGCCCCCTCGGGTGCGTCTATGCCCCACAGGCGCACGCGCACGCCGCCTACGTCGATTGTATCGCCGTCGATCACCGTGGCCTCGCCCCGGATCGTGTTCCGCGACAATGCATCGGGCACGGCGAGCGCGGCGCATGCCCCGGCCAGCACCAGGCCGGCCAGGGCGGCGGATAGGCGCCCGCTCACGGGCGCAGCGCCTCCCCGACGAGCGCGTGCGGCACGCAGATGTACCTGTATTTCGGATCATGCGTGTTGCCGGTGAGGCGCATCAGGAGCGGCACGTCCGCGACCGCCCAGAACATCCCTTGCGGGCCATCGACTAACTCGACAAGCGTTCCGGCCGGGATCGTAATCCGTTGCGCCAGTGTGCCGTGCACGTTCTCAAACACCGGCGTCTCGCAATCCTGAATCGTACGGTTCATGTCGTCGCTCCCCCTGTCAGGTGTTCGGTTTCCAGTGCCGCGGCCTCGCAAGCCCGGTCCATCAATGCCCGCACCGCGATATCCTCGGGCGCCCAGTCGCCGGCGAGTCTCGTCGGCCGTCTCGGCGAGGTCCGGCAAGCCGGCCTGGCGCAATCGCGTCGCGGCTAATTGGACGGCCCAGGACGCTTCCGTTGCGTTGAGTTCCAGCGAGCGGCCCAGGATACCCCAGGCCGCCGCCGCGTGCTGCCAGCGTGCTCGAGCGGTCATGCCGCCCTCGCGATCGGCCGGCGGGTCATGCCGGCCTGCATACCAGCCATGTAGGCGCGGATCAGGTCGGCCGTGATCGCCGCGCCATAGCGGCCGGTGATGTCGCGCTCCCCGCCGCTACCGCCGGCGATCTGCGCCAGGCGGTAGCCGCCATAGGCGCAATCGAGGACATAGACGCCCTCGACCGAGCGGTTCGAGCCGTCGGCGTTCCGCGCCCATGCCTCGCGCGGCATGCCGGCGAGATCGTTGAGCTGGTCGACCAGAATGCGCAGTGTCTTGACTGTCGTGCGATTCATGATGTTATCCCCTGTTTGTGCGAAGGCCGCACCGCTCTGCCCCGCCGTAACGGGGCAGGCCGGTATGGTCTAGGCGGTCTCGCGATCGATAACCTGTTGCCAGCGTGCAATCGCCTCACGGGCCTGCTGGCCGTAATACCCGACGCGGTTCTCAACCGGGCCTTTCATGCTTTCGCGCAAGCGGTAGATCGCGCGCTCGGCTTCCCGGATGCGCTCGGCGGCATTGCGCGGTGCGCGGTATTGCTTGCGTTTCATGGCGTATCTCCGTGGTTGACGACCCTAAGATAGCACCGATTATTTTCCGGTCAAGCGGAAAAGATGTTGACGTGAGATTTTGTCGAGCGGTAGGATCGTCGCTGTCAACCACAGGAGCGAACGATGGCGACGACGACCAAGCCGAAATTGACCCGCGATCAGAAGATGGCGCTTGCAGCTTATGAGTATGCGCTGCGACAGGAGGATCGCTACCTAGGGAGCGTGTTTGTCACGCCAATGGGTCAGCGTGCGATCGAGGCAAAGACCAAGGCCGCCTATGAGCGCTGTCGCTCGCTCGGCATGACGCACGAGCACGGGCTATGACCCCGGCGAGATACGATTACGCCGGCCCGTTCAAGTCGGCGGAGCGTGCCGATGATGTGCTGGCGGATATGTTCAATCGTGATGAGGTGTGCGAAGGCGAATGGCCTGAGATCGTGAGCCGCAAGCCGCGCATCGGCGGCCGCTACGTCAAGCGCTGGTATATCACTCTGCCGATGTAGGTCGGCCTAGCCTTTATCGTCCGGCGGCGCCAGGCCCTTAGGGGCCTGAGCGTCGACCGTATCCTTGCCCGGCTGCGATGCTTTCAGAGCGTCCAGCAGCGCCACCAGCGTATTGCCTTGTTGCGCCTTAAAGGCCCCCTCCGCGACGCGCACAGCGAGCTTTGTCAGGTCGCGCGCTGCTTCGTTGCCAGCGCGAAGCAGCTTCACATCGATCAGCGCGGTAGGCAGCCCGATCGACTGTCCCTTGTCATCGACAGCTATCCCCGCTCCCGGCCCAGCGGCCATTGCCGCGTCAAGCTCGCGCTGAACCAAGAGCACCGTATCGCGCTGCAACCTGAGGCCAGCCAGTGACCCGCTATCGAGCACGACAGCGTGCTCATTGCTCGGCACTAACGCCGGCGCCTCGTCGCGCGGCAGCTCAGCAAGCCTGATCAGCTTGTCTGCAGCTTCGAGAGCATCGGACATGCGGCGCTTGACCGTCGATGGTTTCGGAGTGCGCCCACCGTACCACGGCAGATGCAACGCGCGGAATTGCTGTTGCCTTGCATGCAACGCTCGTGATGCGGCTTGCGTCGCGTCGCGCGGATCGCCGGACCACCGGAACCCGCCAGTGCAGCGACCACCGTGCAGGTGGCATCGGCGCTTGCCGAGCAGCGCCGGTCTCGAGCACGGCAGACCGGAGCGCTTGCCTCGCGCGCCGCACAACTTCGACAGGCCTTGGTGGTTTCGCACGCTGTTCAGCATCCTGAACGATTGTGGCAGCGCCTCGTATCACACTGATATCGTTCACCTATTCCGATCGGATCGAGCGGTCGATACGGTACGGGAATCGTCCCTCGACCGGTCCGGGAACGGGGAAAATTGAGCTCGTGAGAACAAACCGGAAGCAATTTAGGGAAATCGTTCCGCATCCGTTCACCTCGATACGCCGGAACCGTTTTTGGCAAATCTGGTCATCGAAGCTGTCTCCAGCGAGTGCCTCTACCGGCATCGCTTCCACCGATTGCGGCCATCGCTGTCGCATCGTTGTAGAGGCCACAGCGACAGCGGGCAAGTCCGGTCATCGAAAGCATCTTCCCTTGCTGACGCAAGGGTAAATGCTGCCTGTTTGCTTCATACGCCCGCTAAATAGGGACGCGCGCGCGCGAGGACGCGTCCTGGCTCGGCCGGGTTTCCCGTGACGCTGCCACGAGGGTTTACCGGCTATCCGATCGCCTATTCTATCGAGGCTCCTGCCCCGACGCTGCGGTCTGATCGGCCTCAACTCGCTGGGATTCCGTGCGTCACCCACTTCCTCGCGCGGTCGAGCCTGCTCTGCTGCGGCAAACGGAGCCGCTATGCTGTAGGAGCGATCCTCCTGACAGCCGCCATCGCGGCCTCCTGAAATCGGGCGCCGGCCTCCCGGTCTGGAAACTCGACGAGATTCTTCCAGGTCTTCACCCCCTCGCGGGTCGTGAAGCTGGTAGAGGGCAAGCCTATCCACTCGCCCTTGTTGGTGCGGAACCATTTGCAGTCGTGGAGAACCACCCCCCACTCGGGGATGTGCAGCTCGAAGAAGCCTACCAGAGCACCTTTATTGATGCGCTTCAGCTCGCGCGCGAACATCCGTCCGTCGGACGGCAGCGGCGTCACGTTGCTGGGGGCTTGCCTTGGCTGGAATGGTGGTCTATCTGTCACTGGCTCTCCGCGATGGCGCTTCAACGCCGTTTGAGCGGGATCAGCTTAGCCCCGGTTCCGCGACCGGGTCAAGCGCGGAAAAGCCCCGGCAATAGCTTCGGGGCTTTTCTGTTTCCGGCTCACGATGACAACTCCGCCGAGACCGCCGCGAGAATCCCCATCGCTTTGTCGCACGGCCAGATCGCAACGCATGTTTTCGCCGCCAGAAGCTCGCTGTCGCAAACATGAACGACCAGATGGGAGGGGTGCGTCGCGGCCTCGGTTATGACGGTATTTCTGGCTGCCTCGACCAGATCCGGGTCGGCAGCGCAGACGTGGGCCAGATAAATGCCATCCTCGTCATCCGCGCCACACAAGATAAAGCCGTAAGGCTGCTTGCGTCCCTCGATATGGGCGACCGGCGAGATCACCACCGATTCTGGCGCGGCGCAACGCAGGAGGACGCTATCGAGGATGTCGCTCACCGCCCCGGCCTCGCCGTCACCACTGGCACGATCGCGTACCCCTCTTCCTCCAGCACCAGAACGACGTAAGCGGCCCGCTCGCGCAGCTTGGGAGCGAAGTTGGTTTGAGCATACTCCCATCTGGCGCCGTCGGTCTCGTGCATCCACATCGCTTCTGCGATCACCTCGGCCAGGTCTTGCTTTTGTCGTGGGGAGGTTGTATCTGTCATCGGTCTCTTCTGTGGTTGGCGGAGACGATAGCGCCTGATCCCCCAAAAGGTCAAGAGCGCAGAAAGGCCCGCTCAGTCCCCTGTGGCGGGCCTTTCCATTTGCAAAACCCCCGGAGTTTGCGGCAATCTCTCCGTAGTTACAAAAGGAGAGCACGTGAGCAGCCACCGTATCGAGATAACTTTCGCTGGAGACGCGCCGGACAGCGAACTTGAGCGCGCAAAAATCCTTGGTTCCGAGAAAGTCAGCGAAGCCATCAAGGAATTGCAGGCAATCCTGACCAGTCTTGGCCTGGATGTCATCGCCACCGCGCACAGCGTGCGGAAGATGCCGAAGCACCAGCGCCCAGGCAGGCAGAAACCACCCGCAATGGCGGAGCCGGCCACCGGGATCGCCGCCGAATAGGCGCAGGAGAAGAAATGAGAGATCGTCGCTTTGTATTGCTGCGCGACGTGGTGATCCCGGCCGGCACCGTGCTGGAGCGGGCCGCCAATGAGCGCGGCGGGACCTCGGCCGTCGAGTGCGTCGTGGCACTTGGGTCGGACAGCCACGGATATTTCGTGATCGCCGCCATCGACGGCGATGCGGCGAAGGACGCCCTGGGATGGGTCGAGGAATGCAACCCAGCAGCCGCCTGATCGAGGCCGAGCGCCGGGGCGAGCCGCGCCCCGGGCCAGACCGGCTGGCGGATGTGACCCTCACGGTGCGCGAGTGGTCCGTCGTGCTGGGCTCGCTCTCGGCAACGGCGCAGCACATGGTGCGGGCGAAGGCGGCCGGGCGACTGCTCGAGCAGATCGGCGACCAGGGCATCGTCGACGTTACCAACGTGCTGGGGGCCATCCGGCGTCAGGCGCGGCTGTGAAGGGCGGCACGCTGTTCTCCGGCATCGGCGCGCCGGAATGCGCGATGCCGCGGGTCGACTGGCGCTGGTGCGCCGAGACCGACCAGTTCGCCTCCGCCGTCATGGCGGCGCGGCATCCCGAGATCCCGAACCTGGGGGACGTGAATGAAATCGCCGCCGATGCAGTTGAGCCTGTTGACCTCATCGTCTTCGGATCGCCCTGCCAGTCGTTCAGCGTCGCCGGCAAGCGCCTCGGCCCGGATGACCCGCGCGGCAACATGGCCCTCGTCGGCCTTCGCGTGGTTGGCCGCATCCGGCCCCGTTGGGTGGTTTGGGAGAATGTCCCCGGCGTCCTGTCGTCTGACGGAGGACGGGATTTTGGCGCCTTCCTCGGGCTCCTGGGGGAACTCGGGTATGGGTTCGCCTACCGGGTTCTTGACGCTCAGCACTTCGGAGTTCCACAGCGGCGCCGCCGCGTCTTCGTTGTCGGATATCTTGGAGACTGGCGACCTGCCGCGGCGGTACTTTTTGAGCCAGAAAGCCTGCGCGGGGATTCTGCGCCGCGCCGAGAAGCGGGGCAAGGAGTTGCCCGGCCAATTGCAAGCTGCGCTCCGGGCGGCAGCGGCTACCGATTTGACGCCGACACCGCCGACAACCTGATCGCCCGTTGCGTCGCAACGGGCACCAACGGCCAGCGCTACGATTACGAGACCGAGACGATGGTGCTGGCGCATTCACTCCGCGCCGATGGCTTCGACGCCAGCAAGGACGTGACCGGGCGCGGCACGCCGCTGACACTCGCGATCCGGGGGCGCGGCGACAGCCATGATCTGGAATGGCGGGATGACGGGGTCGCAAACGCCGTGCTGACGCCCAACGGCGGGCGCGGCGGCATCGGTGTCGGGGCTATCGCGGCTTACGGCATCCGCCGCGATGCGGGACGAGACGGCGTGGCGAAGACGCCTTCGGACGACGGCTATGGCCGCGTCTCCCTGCGCGACCCCGGCTTCAACGTCTACGAGGAGACGGCCCCGACGCTCGACAGCGCGCCGCACGCCGTTGCGTTCCACGAGAACCAGCGAGCCGAGACGACGCTCAGCGACACGGCTGGCGCTCTGAAGGTCGGTGGCGGCAAGCCGGGGCAGGGCTATCCCGCCGTGTTTGAGAGCCGCTTCGCGCGCAACGGTCGCGGCGCCCCCGACGAGATCGTACCGCCACTCAAGGCGCAGTCGGGGCAGAGCGGGAAGGGCGATGCTGCGCCGCTGCTGCAATCGGCAATGTCCGTCCGCCGCCTCACTCCACGCGAGTGCGAGCGCCTGCAAGGACTGCCGGACGACTACACGCTGATCCCCTATCGCGGGAAGCCAGCCGCTGACGGGCCGAGATACCGGGCGATCGGAAACTCGATGGCCGTACCCGTGATCGGCTGGATCGGCGAGCGGATCGCGGCCGTCGACGAAATCACGGCGTTCCGCGAGGCGGCGGAGTGAGCGCGGCCCCCGACCTCGGCGCGGTCAAGGCCGAAATCCTCCAGATCATCTCCGCCGACAAGTGGAAGAGTCACCAGATTCTCTTCCGCCACCGCCACCAGTACAGCGGCGTCCCCACCGTGCCGGCCGAGTTCCACGAGGCGCTGGTTTCCGACTTTTGGAGTAGCGACCCCTATTCGATCATCCTCGCCTTCCGCGGCAGCGCCAAATCGACGCTGGGCGAGGAGGACATCGTGCTGGCGGCGTGCCTGATGGCCTGGCGCAACATCGTCGTGATCTCCTCGAACGAGACCCGCGCGGCCGAGCGGCTGGCGGCGGTCGCCTACGAACTGACCACCAACCCCTTTATCGTCGACCTGTTCGGCGATTTGAAGGGCGACGCCTGGACCCAAACCAAGATCGTCACGACTACGGGCGTCTGCGTGCAGGCGATCGGCCGCGACCAGGACATCCGGGGCATCAAGCACCTCGACCACCGGCCCGATTTCATCTTCGTCGATGACGTGGAGAGCCCGGAATCGGTGCAGACCCCGGACCAGCGCCGGAAGACGCTGAGATGGTTCCTCTCCGAATTGCTGCCGGCCTGCGCCCCGGAGCGCCGGGTCCGCATCCGCGCGACGCCGATGGACGCCGAATCCCTGCCGATCAAGTTGCAGAACGAGTGGGGCTGGCCGACCAAGACGTTCCCGGTCGAGTACCTGGACGAGGACGGTAAGCGCAAGGCGTCATGGCCCGAGGTGTGGCCATTGCCGAAGATCGACCGCGAGCGCCAGGGCTACGAGCGGGTCGGGGAATTGGCGGTCTGGGAGCGCGAGATGCTGTGCCGCGCCTTTTCCGAGAGCGACCGGATTTTCACCCGCGAGATGATAAAGGTGGCGCCCCGGGAGAAGACCTGGCAGGCCTGCTACGCGATGATCGACCCGGCCCGCTCCACGGGGCCGCAATCCGCCACCACCGGCTGGGCCGTGTGGTCCTGGATCAACAACCGCCTCGTGGTGTGGGCCGCCGATGCGAGCTTCCTTCTCCCCGACGAAATCGTTGCCCTTGCCTTCGACATCCACGAACGGTTCGATCCGGTGTGGGTTGGCGTGGAGCTTGACGGCCTTGAACAATTTCTATTGCAGCCGATGCGGCACGAAATGGCTCGAAGGGGGACTTATCTGCCCCTTAGAGGCGTCCGCGCTCCCCGCGGAAAGCTCGACTTCATCCGAGGGCTCCAGCCGTTCTTCTCGGCCCGCGAGGTCGAGTTCGCGCAAGCCCTACCAGTTCTCGCCGAACAGCTTCTCAACTTCCCGACGGGCAAGATAGACGCGCCGAACGCGCTGGCCTACGCGCTGACAATGCGGCCGGGGCTGCCGGTCTACGACGGCTTCGGCGCCGAGCACATCGTCCCCGACCTCGCGCACGATCCGACCCGGCCCTTGTTCCTCATTGCCAACGCTACCGGCGCGATGACCGCGGCGGCGCTGGTGCAGCATTTCGACGGCCGGCTCCTCTTGTTGGCCGACTGGGTGCGCGAGGGCAATCCGGGCGAATTGGCGGGGCCTATATATAATGAGGCGGTGCTGTCGGCCGACGCGCCGCGCGACGCGCTGTTGCGCTCCCGGCCGCGCTCGTGGGACGCGATGCTGAAGGCGCCGGTGCCCGACCGCCTGACGAGCCGCAACCAGCCGCCCATCTGGATCGTGCCGCCGCACCACGAGGACAAGTACACCAATGTCGGGCTGCTTCAGTCGATCCGGGCTATTCCGGCTGATCTGCGCCTTGGTGGCGCGGAGGCGGCCGGACAGGTTCATCTGCAAGATATGCTGGGCCGGATCTCCCGAGGCATGCCCGCTGTCGCGGCTTCCCCCCGAGCCCGATGGCTATGTCGTGCGTGCGCGGGAGGTTATTCTCGGGCCCTGGTGCGAGGCCGGCTCCAGGACGAACCGGAGCAGGGGCCGTACTCTCTCCTGATGGCGGCGGTCGAGAGCTTCCTGGGCCTCCAGCGCAAATCGTTTGCCTCGGACGCCGAAAGCGAGGATACGGATCAACCGTGGGGCGAGGATCGGTTCGGAAATAGATTCCGAACAGCAATGCCAGCTAGACGGTAATGACCGGGTGCGCTATTATGATGGCTGGGCCATGGCGCGCTGTGGTTTGGCTAGGGCGGCTTTGGTCCGCTTAGGCCTGGATCGGTTCGGCTAGGTAAGGTTTTCGCGGCCATCACCGCGAGAGAGCGCAACAACCAATCTTGAGCTTCCCGCTCCGGTTGTTGCTTTACGCAACCCCTGTGCATAGCGCTCCGGGCGTGATGGGACCGGAGCGGGGAGACTGTTATGGCGAGAAGTAAGGCTACTGCAGAAGTCGTCAGAATTGGCGGCGATGTTCCAACTAATGGATCTGACGAGGCTATTGCCTTTTTGGAACCGTTCACGGCTGAGGTCAGAATTGAGGGTTCGGCCGATATCCTGTTCCACCGCTGGAACCCGGAGGCGGTGGACGAAAAGGCGAAAGCGGCCAAGGGGAGCGCTGCAAAAAAGAGCGATAATATCGAAAGCTATGTTTATCGGAACGACGCGGGAGAGATTTGTTTGCCTGGAGAATATCTGCGCGGGGCTATAGTCGGGGCGGCGAAATTTCGCCAAGATCCGCGCTCTCCAAGAAAATCTGCGATGGACCTGTTCAAGGCTGGGGTGGTGTCATTGACCCCTTTGGCTCCGATGTATTCTGCGGCAAGCCGGGGCTCGGCAAGCGGCGGCAAGGCAAGCCACGGTGAGGCAGGGTGTGGCGCGGCGACCGGGTGGGATTATGAAGACAGAAGAAGAGTCGTCGTTCAGAGATCAGGCATCAATCGGACTCGCCCAGCTATGAAAGTTGGTTGGAGCGCGACTTTTCTCCTTATGGTTACCCTGCCAGAATACATCTCGCCGCAAGTATTAAATGAGGTTATTGCCACCGCTGGTAGAATAGGTGGTCTCGGCGACTTCCGGCCGACTTACGGAAGGTTCGCCGTTGTCTCCTATCGGGTGTGCGAGGGATAGGTCCGGCAGGGAGCGGCTTGGGATGGCAGGGCTCGGTTAGCTATGGCCGGGGGTGGCATGGTCCGGCATGGTACGGGGCAGCAATGCCCGGCATGGACGGGTGAGGTGTGGAGCGGCTGGCCGCGGCGCGGTCTGTCTCGGTACGGCTCGGGGGGGCCTGGTGTGGTGCGGCAGGGTTAGGTCGGATTCGGCACGCCGTGGGGCGGCTCGGAATGGCTAGGTGTGGTCAGGCGGGCGTCGGCATGGCGCGGCCTGCGGGGGTGCGGAGCGGCATGGCAGGCTCTGGGTAGGCATGGTGTGGCGCGGCTGGCCCTGGTATGGTGCCGGTTCAGGACGGCAATGCCAGCAAGAAGATGAGCCGACCTCTTGAGTGGCCAGAAATGCCGTGGCTGACGCCTGACATTGGCTATATAGGTGAGTGGCGCGGCATCCTGTTCGTGGATGAGGTGGTTGTTGGCAACCGGCGCCAGCGTCGGCGCCGGGACAAAGCTGAATCGGAGGTAGACGATGGCACGATCCCATGACGACAGGCCTACCGACGCACCGAAGCCCGCCGACAGGTCAAATCCGCCCGGCGCCGGAGCCCCCTCGCCGGGCGCCCTGACCGCCGACGAGCAGGGCCGGCTACGGGAACTCCGCGCCAAGCCCGAGGCCGAGCGCTCGCCGGACGAGAAGACGGAACTGGCCGGGCTGGAAGCCCGCAACGTGCCGCAGCCCGCCGCCGTCACGGACCGCATCCAGCGCGACCTCTCGCCTGACCGCGCCCCGGCGCCGCTGGTCGACATGCCGAAGGATGACGCCAACCGGCTGCGCGATCTCAGAGTCGCCAACGAACTGGGCCGCCTTTCGGATGGCGAGCGGGCCGAGATGGGCACCCTGTCGATGGCTGAATCGGAGGCCGCCGGCCACGTCATGTCGCCCGACTCGCCAGAGACCGAGGATGACGGCTCCTGGGTCATCGACGAACTCCTCGGCATGATCGAGGCGATGGTCGACCTGACCCCGGCCTATCGCAATATCGGCCTCCGGGTGCGGACGATGCGCGCCCGCCTGGAGGAGGCGCGCCATCCGGTGCCGGTACCCGATAAGGGCTGATGCTGCGCACTAGCTGATAGCGTCGATGTCTGACCTGCCCGCGATCGCGCTTCCGCCGGAACGCGAGACCGTCGATCGCGACCAGGATTTGCTGGGGCGGCAGCCGCGCGGCGGCGCCTCCCCGAAGTCGGGCATCCGCGGCCATCTCGACGATCTGTTCGATGACATCAAACGCGGCTTCGACGACCAGGAAGACCGCTCCGACGACATCCAGGATTATTGGGACTGCTATAACTGCGAGGCGAACCAACACCGTTATTACAACGGTATCGCCAACATCTATTTCCCGATCATCCACGACGCCATCGAGGCGATCGTCACGAGGTATGTTAACCAATTGTTCCCGCAGGGCGGCCGCTATGTGCAGGCGATCAGCGCCGACGGCGACACCGAATCCGCGCTCGTCGCGATCCTCGACCACTATATCCGCCAGGGTAGCGTCAAGACCCAGGTCGCCGAACCCCTGGTCAGGAACGGCCAGGTCGAGGGGCAATACAGCCTCTACGTGGACTGGGCCGAGGTCGAGCGGCAGATTGTTTCACGTGAAACACACGGCCCCATTGACCCAGAAACCGGCCAGGAAATGCCGGGCGAGGAAATCGAGGACATCACCGAGGAGACCGTCATCGAGGGCTACCCGGTCCTTGAGGTGTTGCACGACCCCGATGTTCTGATATTGCCGCCGACGGCCGACACGGTGCAGGAGGCGCTGTCCTGCGGCGGCTCCGTCACGATCGTCCGCCGCTGGTCCAAGGACAAGATCCGGGCGATGGCGCGGGCCGGCAACATCCGCGAGGACGAGGCGGATAAGCTCGTCGCCGAGATGGGCCGGGTCGGCGAGGAGGAGCGCAACACCGAGCGCCACATCCTGGAACAGGTCGGCATCCGCGACGAGGGGCGGATGGCGCAGGTCTGGGAAGTCTGGGCGATGCTGCCGCTGGGCAAATCCGGGCGCTACGCCGAGGATGGCCGCAAACGCCTCTGCCGCATCTTCTTCGGCCCGAAGCGCTGCCAATTGGGCGCCAAGCGCAACCCCTACTGGAACGACCGCTGCCCGCTGATTTCGCGCCCGGTGAAGAAGATGGCCGGCGCCGCCAAGGGGCCGAGCCCGATCAAGTACGTGGAATCGTTGCAATATGAAGCAAACGATGCGGTTAACGAAGGTGCCGACGCGGCGACACTCAGTGCGGCGCCCATCGTTGCCCGTGACCCCGAGAAGGTGGACGGTCCGCTTGTTTACAACGTCGGGGCCGTCTGGGATGCGCCTCCCGGTTCGGTTGAGCTTCTCACATTTCCCGACCTTACCCCTCGCGCGGCAACTCGCGTCCAAATGGCCCTACAGGCGATATTCCAGAACCTGAATGTCAACCCGTCGATGCTGCCGTCTTCCTCCTCGCGCACGACGCAGCCGACCCAGGCGCAGATCGCCCAGGAGCAGGCGGTCGACCTGCTGACGACGGCGATGGGTGTCTCGACCCTGGAGGACGTGTTGACCGAGGCGGTCGCCTGGATCGTCGACCTCGACTACCAGTTCCGCGACCGCAATATCCTGATCCGGATGTTCGGCGAGGAGGGCCGTAAGGCCGAGATGCAGTCGGTCAGCCCCCTCCAGAACCGCAACGGCCTGACCTTTGTCTGGCGCGGCGGCGAGCAGGTACGGCAGAACGCGATGATGGCGCAGCAGGGCACGGCGCTCCTCAATGTGCTGCAGAATCCCGCATTGGAGCAGCGCCTCAAGGCCGAGGGCATCCAGTTGCGCCTCTCCAAGCTGGTCAGCCAGATGGTCGCCAACGCCTTTGGCCCGGAACTGGGCGAAGCCATCCTGTTCGACCAGCGCAACAGCCTCTCCTTTCCGCAGGACCGCGAGAACGAGATGCTGGTGGCCGGGTTCGAGGTGCCGGTGCACCCGCTCGACAATGACGAGGAGCACATCCCGGAGGTCATGCGGGCGATCCAGGAAACGGGTGACCCGCACGGCACATTGCGGGTCCACCTCCAGGCCCACCTCGCCCAGCGCGCCGCCAAGGTGCAGGCCCAGATGATGCAGCAGATGGCGATGCAGCAGCAGGGCCAACCGCCGCGCCCCGGCCTGCCAGGACCCGCCGGCCCAGGCCGCCCGCCCGGCGCACAACCTCCGGCCCCCGGCTCGCAGCCGGCCGGCCCGCAGCAGATGCGGGGGCCTCCAGGTATGGTGCATCCCGATATGATGGCTAGGGCCGGGGGAATCTCGATGCCCAGGAAGATGTGATGTTGGAGTGGCGACCGATCCCCGGCTATGAGGGGTTATATGAGGTCTCGGCGGAGGGGGATGTCCGCTCTCTGCCGCGCCTGATCCCGTGCGCCAGCGGCGAATCCCGACGTTTCGCGGGACGGGGGCTCACGCCAGACCCCAACAAGTGGGGGTATTTACGTGTGACGCTACACCGAAGTGGGCGCCAAAAGCGATGCGGCGTGCACGAACTGGTGGCGCTGGCCTTTATTGGCCCAAAGCCAGTTGGCGCGTGGGTGCTCCATCGAGACGACGACAAGCGCAAAAATATCCCCGGTAATCTCTACTATGGAACCCGGGCCGAAAATGCCAAGGATGCGATAGCGAATGGCCGCCAGGTTCGCGGCAGCCGCGTATCGAACAGCAAACTTACCGAGGCCGATATTCCGTCGATCTTGGCGATGCGATCCCGCGGGGAAACCTACAAAGGGATCGGCATCGCTTTCGGCGTGGCGACATCAACCATATTCCAGATTTGCGTGGGGAAATGGTGGAAGGAGGCTGCGCTGGCCATACACCCCGACCAACTATCGAGAGCTGGGGGCATCGGATTCCCGCGCAAGATGCGGCTTGACAAAACCACATCTAGCGGTCTTACCCTGATCGTGCGCGCGTAAGGCGCGGGAACCTGGGCGGTATCGCCGGCTCGGCGTGTAGCCAGGGGACGGGAGAATCGAATGTCGGACGATCCGAAACTTCCCCTGGTAGACGGGGGCGAGGAGCTTGACCTTGGCGAAATCGAAGAAGTCGAAGGGCAAGATGCCGGGCTTTATGGCGATGAAGCCGTCGAAGAAGGGGATGCCCCCGATGAAGGGCCCGATGGCGAAGAAGGCGCCGAAGAAGATGTAGACCCGAGCCCCAGGCGCCGGCCGGGCCGCTCCGAGCGGTTGCGCGAAAAGAACGCGCAGCTTGAGCGGGAACTGGCGGAGGCGCGGGGGTTCAGGCAGGCGGCGGAGCAGCTTCAGCGGTTCCAGCCCCAGCAGCAGCAGGTTAACGCCGAGGCGGAGCGGGTAGCAAGGTGGGAGAACGAAAATCTCCCGATGATGTCGGCGCAGGAGATCAGCGCCTACTACTACAACAAGGGTATCCAGCAGACGCAGCAGCAGATGCTGATGCAGCAGCTGCAAACCGAGGACCGGATTGACAAGCGCGACTTCGACCAGCAGGCCCGAACCAGCCGCGTCCACTCCCAGTACCGGGAAGAGGTCGAGCGCGAGCTTAATGCCGAGCGGCAGCGGGGAAACCTGCGCGCCTCGCGCGACGATATCCTGCATCGCCTCGTCGGCCGTGACGCGGTTCAGCGTGCCGCGCGGGCAGCTCCTGCGCAGCGCCGCAGTGCGCAGCGCCGTGTTGAGGGCCAGCAGACGCGCCCGACCAATGGGCGAGGGGACGGAGCCAGCGGCGGTCGCCGCCCGGCCCCCGGATCACCCGAGCACGACGAGATGCTCGTCCAGCAGTATTTCCAGGGTGGCGGACGGTTGTAGGGGGACGGTCCAGACCCTCCCCCTCGGACAGGGAGGGTTTTAAGCGATGGCGGCCACGGTCAATACCTCAGCAAATTTCGCTGGCGCGATCACCCGCACCATCGACAGGAAGGCGTTGCAGGTCGCGCAGCGCTACCTCGTCCTTTATCAATTCGCCGACAAGAAGACGCTGGATCACGGCCACGGCGTCACCTGGACGGCGAACCGCTGGAACCGCCTGCCATTGCCGACCGCCCCCGTCTCCGAGGGCGTGCCGCCGGCGCCGAACCAGCTGACCTTCAGCCAGGTAACCGGCATCGCCTTGCAGTGGGCCGGCCGCATCGTCTTCACCGATGTCGCGATGGTGACGGTGCAGCAGGACCTGCTCTCGATCGCCTCCGACCGCCTCGGCATGCAGCTCGCCGAGACGAAGGAGCGCAACGGCTGGAACGCGCTCAACGCCGTCAGCCAGGTCAACTACGTCGCGGCGGCCGGCTCTCGGGCCGCGCTGGTGGCGGGCAACAACCTCGACCCGACGACGCTGACTCGCACCTACACGAACCTGAAGGCGATCGGCGCGCCGCTGTGGAATGGTCCCTCCGGCGAGACCATCAACCGCGACACCGACTACAACATGCGCCAGGGCGAGATGCAGCCCGGCCGCTCGGGCCACCTGATCGCGGTAACCAGCCCCTTTGTCTTACAAGACGTGAAAAGCAACCCGCTGGTGGTGCAGACCTACCAGCACACCGACGCCGGCCAGAAGCACCTCTATACGAACGAGAGCGGTGCCTGGGGCGGCATGGTGATCGTCGAATCGAACATGCTGCCGTCGTGGACCGGCGTCGCCGCCGTACAGGGCGCGAACGCGGTGGGCTCGCTCACCACCGCCACTTACACGGTCCAGGTGACCGGTTGGGACAACCAGAATTTCTACGAATCTCGCATCTACCAGCTGTCGAACAACATCAGCGTGACGACCGGCGGCATCGCCGTGACCACGCCGTCCACCGCCGGCTTCACCTACGCGATCTATGTCGGGGTGGGCGCCGCGGCGGCTCCGACGAACCTGGGCCTGACGACCAGCGGCCCCTCGAGCGGCCCCTACTCGGGACAGGCGATCCAGTTGCCGCCGTCCACCGCCGTCACGATCACCGGCGTCGGGCTCTACCAGATACCGCCGGCGGCTCCGGCCACCGGGGTCACGGTCTACCCGACATATGTCTTCGGCAAGGATGCTTTCGCCTGCCTGAAGCTGATGAACGTGGAGTGGAACCGGCTATATAACGCTGATAAGTCGGACCCCCACAACCAGCTGCGCGTGATCGGGTACAAGTTTATGGAGGGGTGGATTATACTCAATCAATTGTTCCTCGCAAGAATTGAAAGCACCGCGTCAAGCACTGGTACTTTCGGCTGAGGTTAAATACTTAACCGCAGCCAGGAGAGCATCTTTAGAATGCTTCAGGTAGCCGATACCACGGTTGCAGTTGCTGCACAGGAGCCCACGAACCGCTCCTGTGTCGTGACAGTGATCGACGGCGAAGCGCCTTGTGCGCCGCCGGGTTCGGCTGCCTGGATCGTCCGTTCCACAGATGCCGCATTTCCCGTCCTGGGCGGCGAGTATCCTGTCGTAGGCTCCCGGCTCAAGCCCGTAGGTTTTCTTGAGTTCGTAGTCTGCGTACCGGAGTGGGTCGGCGTGGTATCGTCGCAGGGCCGCTGCTGCCAAGTGCTCCCGGTTCTCGCGCGAATATTTGGCGTTCCTCTCGGCAACGCAGGCGCGGCAGGTGCGGTCGAGGCCATCGTGAAATCCCCTATTGCGAGGAAAGTCGGCTGGCGGCTTGGCGTTCTTGCACCTCCAGCAGCGCTTCATGCCATCTGGCGCATCTTCCTTCTTTGGCCTCATCTTGTAACGGGCCTGCCGGGCCGCGTAGCATGGCTTGCAGGTCGGGCTGTAGCCGCCAGCGTTGCGCGGGCTGGCGAAGTACTCGGCAAGAGGCTTGGTCTCGCCGCAGTCGCGGCATACCTTGTCCATGATTTCTCCCCTGTCTGCGGTGTAGAAACTGTAGCATAGGCGGCAAAGCGGGGAAAGGATAAACTTATGGCGATGAAGTTGCGCTTGAGCGGCCGGTTTCGCGTCGAGGCGGTGGGCGCCGGCACCGGGCCTTCGGGCCTGGGCGGCCTCAACGCCGACGATCCGGCCTACGGGCAGAACGAGTATCCG